AAAGCTACTTGGTACTAACATGTGGTTATCGGCAATTAAATTAGCCGTTTCTGCTGGAAGTAAAATTTATGCTAACAAGCAGAAGACGAAAATAGCTATGTCAGATGCACAGCTTATGCACGCTTCTCGTATGGCCGAAGGTAAGGAAGCTTACCAGGGAAAATTATTAGAAGCCCGTCAGTCAGATTGGAAAGACGAGGCAGTTTTGATAATTCTCTCGGCGCCTATAGCAATTTTGGCCTGGGCAGTTGTAAGTGACGATCCGTCAGCTATGGAGAAAGTAAATGTGTTCTTTGAACACTTCTCGGCACTACCTTCATGGTTTACAAATTTGTGGATCCTTGTCGTCGCGAGCATTTATGGTATAAAGGGTACACAAATATTTAAACAACACGGAGCAAAAAAATGAGACAAAACGGAGTAAGATCACCAGTAAGATTTCCATATGGAAGTTCTGGTATGAAAAAAGGTGGATCTGTTAAAAAGAAAAAACAGGGATACAAAGATAGAAAAGATGAATCTATCGCTATGAGAGTAAGAAAAAAAAGAACTGCTAAACAACTTAAAGATTCAAGAGATGAGTCTTACGGAAAATTTGGTTCTAAAGCTAAAAAATCTGGAAAAATAAATAGGTAATTTATGAACACAGGAAGAATGAATCTTTTAGAAGAAATGGGTAGAATTGATTCTGAAAAGATGAACAAAAATAGAAGAGCTGAAAAAGATAGAGTAGTATCTGAATTAAATAGAGGCTACAAAAAAGGTGGTAAAGTTAGAGGTTGTGGAATGGCAAAAAGAGGAAAAGGCAGAGCTTACGGAAAAAACTCATAATGGCTGATAAAAAATTTATACAAAAAGCTATTAAGAAACCAGGGGCGTTGAGAAAATCTTTAGGCGTTAAAAAAGGCGAAAAGATTCCTACAAAAAAATTAGCATCTGCTGCTAAGAAAAAAGGTAAGATGGGTCAACGAGCTAGACTTGCTATAACATTAGGTAAATTAAGAAAAAAATAATGAAAAAACTATTTAAAAGAATTATAGATAGAATATTTGGCAAAAGATGTGAATGTCCAACAGAATTTGTAAAAATTCCTCAACCCATTAAAGTTTGTTTACTTTGTGGTAAAACTCACATTGTATAAATATGAGAATGCCAGATGCTAAATATACTGGAAGTTATATAAAAAAAGAAGCTCAAGGATCTTCTGGTCCTGTTAGTTTAAGTAACGCAAGTTCAAAAAAATATTATGGTAAGATGATTGATGCTCCTGGCTTTGCTAGAGGTGGAGACGTTATGCCAAAAAGAAATAAAAAAAATTTTAGATCTACAAAATCAGGTGCCGGTATGACAGCTAAAGGTGTAGCTGCCTATAGACGAGCAAATCCTGGAAGTAAATTAAAAACAGCGGTAACTGGAAAAGTTAAAAAAGGTTCTGCTGCAGCGAAGAGAAGAAAATCGTACTGTGCAAGAAGTGCAGGACAAATGAAACAATTTCCTAAAGCTGCGGCCAATCCAAATTCAAGACTTCGACAGGCACGTAGACGATGGAAATGTTAGTGAAGCAAGCAATCTTAACAGCATTAGAAGCAAGGTATGAAGCACAAATAGCTGAAGCCGATGCAACCATTAAAATATATTTAGAGAATTCAGTAGGTATTGGAGAACATCCACAACACATTGAAGAAGTAGATAAACAATTAGAAAAAATTGCAGCAGCTCAAGAAAAACTTGGAGTGTTGGAAGATTTTCGAGAACAACAAGGAGAAGAGTAATGGACGAAATAAATGTAATAAGCAAAACACAAAAATCATTAAAAGAAAGATTACAACAAATTGGAGATGCAATCCTAGCTGGAGGGGTTGACAATATGGAGAAATATAAGTATCTAGTAGGACAGGCACATGCCATACAATTAACATTACAGGACATCTCTACCCTGCTAAAACCAAAGGAGCAACAAGATGAGCAAGGAAACGTTATCGACATCGGAAACGGAAGTACCAAAAATTAAACTTGGTCTTCAAGATAAATACGAACAAGAAAAAAAAGAATTACCTCCAGAACCTGAAGCATTAAGTCCTGAAAATATAGGAACTGAAACAGTTGATGAATTACCAGAACCATCTGGTTATAGAATTTTAGTTTTACCTTTTACACCAAAAAATAAAACAAAAGGTGGGATATTATTTTCTCAAGAATCTTTAGACAAAGCAAGAATTGCAACTACGTGTGGTTATGTTTTAAAGATGGGAGATTTAGCATACAAGGATAAAGATAAATTTGGTGAGCCTTGGTGTAAAAAAGGAGATTGGGTTATCTTCGCTCGTTATGCGGGTTCAAGATTACCAATAGAAGGTGGAGAAGTGCGAATACTTAACGATGATGAAGTGCTAGGAACTGTTAAAGATCCTGAATCACTACTTCATTTAATTTAACCACATAGGAGAAACTATGCCAGAAGAAACAAAAGATCTAATTGATGTAGGCGAAACAGAAGGAGCTGAAATTAATTTAGATGATAAAGGAGAAGCGGTCAAACAAGAGGAAGTAAAAGAAGAGATCGAAGTTGAACAAGTACCTGAAGATAAAACTTATGAAAATGAGAAACAGGTAAAGTTAGACGAAAAAAAACCAGAAGAAAAAGATGAGTTAAAAGAATATAGTGAAGGCGTTCAAAAACGTATTGCTAAATTAACTCGTAAAATGAGAGAAGCGGAAAGACAGAGAGAAGAAGCTGTTCAGTATGCTCAAACAGTTAATCTTCAAAAAAATGCAGCAGAAAAAAGATTATCTAAATTAGATAAATCTTATGTTAGTGAATTTGAAAACAGAGTTACGACTAGTTTAGCAGCAGCTAAGTTAGCTCTTAAAAATGCAATTGAATCACAAGACGTTGAGGCACAGATTGCAGCACAGCAACAACTTGCTACGTTATCAGTAGAGAATGCTCGAATTGCTTCTATGAAAGCAGAAGAAATAGAAGCACCTAAAGAAAAACAAGTAAGAGTTAATCCTCAACAACAACAACCGGCTCAACAGTCTGACCCTAAAGCAGAGGAGTGGTCTACAAGAAATCCTTGGTTTGGTAATGACACTGCTATGACTTATACAGCTTTTGATATACATAAAAAGCTTGTAGAGGAAGAGGGTTATGATCCTAAAACTGACGAATATTATGAAGAAGTTGACTCAAGAATAAGGGTTGAATTTCCGCATAAGTTTGATAAGATAGAAAACACTTCTACAGAAAGAGCAAAACCTGCTCAAACTGTAGCTTCAGCTAATCGTTCAGCTAAATCAGGACGCAAAAAAACTGTGAAACTCTCGCCATCACAGGTAGCAATTGCTAAAAGAATAGGCGTGCCACTCGAAGAGTATGCGAAACAAGTAAACAATATCACGGAAGGAGTATAAGCATATGGAAAATGAAACAATAAAAGCTTCTCGTGCGAGTCAAACAAGAGATAAGGTAAAAAAACCTACAACTTGGACTCCACCCAACTCACTAGATGCACCGCCTGCACCCAAAGGGTACAGACATAGATGGATCAGAGTAGAGATTCTTGGTAATGATGATACAAAAAATGTATCAGCAAGATTAAGAGAAGGATGGGAGTTAGTGAGAGCTGACGAATATCCCGACTTTGAATACCCAACTATGGATCACAAATCAGGCAAATACCAAGGTGTAATTGGTGTTGGTGGCCTTGTGCTGGCAAGGATACCCGAAGAAATCGCACAACAGCGTGAATCGTACTATCGCAACCAAACGAAAGAACGAGACGAAGCTGTAAATTCTGATCTTCTAAAGGAACAGCACCCAAGTATGCCAATCAATCAAGAGAGGCAGACTCGTGTAACTTTTGGTGGTTCAAAGAAATAATCTTTTAGTAATTTCTAGGTCCAACAAAATAAATTAAACCGAACTGGAGGCCGTTTAACAACGGCAGGTTCATATAAAGGAAAATAAGATATGGCAAATAACTCGACAGCGGGCTTTGGATGCAGACAGACTATGACAGTTGGAAATACTCCAGCTACAGGTGGTCAATCTGAGTTCACAGTTCAAGGCGGCGGTAGCCCAGGGGCTACTAAAGCTATTTTCAAAGGTGCTCCCGTAGCAATGCAAACTGCAGCAGGTGGAGCTGGTGTTCTTGGACACATTCAAGATCAAACAGCTGCCCTAATGACAGATGGTATTGTTGGTGGTAATACATGGGCACATAACACAGCTAACACTAACGGAAGTTTAGGTGTTTTCAATGGCGCAACTTTTGTTGATGCAAATGGAAAACCAACTTGGACTAACGGTTTAGCAGCAGCTCAAACTTCAAGTGTAGATTACAACACAGGTAGTAATAATATTACTGCTTTTGTAAACACTAATCCACACCAAGAGTATACAGCTAGAGCAGACGCAGCAGTAGGTATAGCTAGTTTCAATACATTGACTAACACAGGTTACAACTTAAATGATGCTGGAGCCGGTGTAGATGGTCAATCAGATTGTACACTAGATATCGCTAATACAACTGGAACTGCAAACTACATGTGGAAACTTGTAAGATCAGCAAATGTTACAAATCAAAATGATTTAACAGCAGCTGGTGCAGATATTATTATCTCTTACAACCCACAAGCAAACGCTTACTTAGCATAGTCATAGAATAGGAGAATAAAAACATGGCAATATCAAGAGCACAACTAGTTAAAGAACTAGAACCAGGTTTGAATGCACTATTCGGACTTGAGTACAGACAATATGCAGATGAAACAACACAGATATTTGATACTGAATCTTCAGACAGAGCGTTCGAAGAAGAAGTGATGTTATCTGGTTTCGGAAATGCAGCAGTTAAACCTGAAGGCCAAGGCGTTCAGTTTGATGATGCACAAGAAACTTTCACTGCTAGATACACTAACGAAACGATCGCTTTAGCGTTCGCAATCACTGAAGAAGCGATTGAGGATAACTTGTATGACAGACTTGCGTCTAGATATACAAAAGCTTTAGCAAGATCTATGGCCTCTACTAAAAATGTAAAAGGTGCAGCCGTTTTAAATAACGGTTTCAACAATACATTTGCAGGTGGTGACGGCGTAGCTCTTTTCGGAAATGACGGAGCAGGAAATACAACTCACCCTACTCTTGCAGGAACTTTCAGAAATCAACCAGCAGTAGCTGCTGATTGTAATGAAACTTCTCTAGAGCAAGCGATGATTGACATTTCAGCTCTTACAGATGAAAGAGGCTTAAAAATCGCAGCGAGAGGAACTAAAATGATAGTTCCACCTCAACTGCAATTCGTAGCAGATCGTTTGTTAAACACTGAAGGCAGAACAGGTACTGCTGATAACGATATCAATGCAATCAAAAACATGGGAATGGTTTCTGGTGGTTACGTAGTTAACCATTACTTAACTGACCCAGATGCATGGTTTGTTAAAACAGATGTACCTAATGGTCTTAAGCATTTTAGCAGATCACCTATCAAAACTACTATGGAAGGCGACTTCGATACTGGTAATGTTAGATACAAAGCTAGAGAAAGATACGTATTTGGTTTCTCTGATCCAAGAGGAATCTACGGAAATCCTGGCGCATAATAATTAATATTTTAGGGGCCGACACAATTCGGCCCCTTTATTACATATAAAGGTGTGTAAATGAAAAAAACTCGCATAAATATTTGGGCTTACGATCATCATGCAATATTTAATATTGAACATGCTGAAGATACGGCTGAAAGTGTTGAAAAAGCAATACTTGACAAGCTAGGAGAAAAGAGTATAAAATGGGAGTATCTCGGAAACAACTATAATAACGAGATAAATCGAATAACTTATGAGGAGGT